GCCTTTGTTTAAACTTTAAGTTGTGTAGTATTAAGGGAAAGGGAGCCGTTGTGAAACACCTTCCTTTTTCATAATTTGACCTCCCTGAACTCCGGAAGGATGTACTGGATATTCACCGCCGCCTCATGCAATACTTTGTGAAGTTCGTCCTCACCCATCCCGGTATCATCAGTAAACTCACAAAAGATATTGCCAACCCAATCCTGGGAGGAATTGAGCCTCTTGATGGCAACACTGCGGCATCCGTTCGTCGAGAGTAATGATTTGACAACCCTATCCTTGACCTGGCTGTCAATATCCGAATAGAACATGAAAAGATTCTCCGCAAGGCTTTTCGCAAATACCGCCACCTCACTCATGGGAAGCGACTGGATATTCTCACGCATACCGGCAATGCCCTTACGCTTCACCTCGAACTGTATACTAAGGAACGCCACATGTCCCAAAGGATGAGGTTGGACGATATACACCCGGTCCGCTTTCGTTTCATAAAGAACCCTCCAAAGCTCACCGAACACCCTGGCCGAGTTCTCACTCCTACGGTAACTTTTCCTTTCCTCTTCTTTCTTGAAGTACTCCACTTTTAAATCCGTCATCTTGTTCTTAGTGTACTGGTTGTAGGCGAAATAGGCAGCCGCCAAAGATCCGAGGGCGCTGACCATGTTTGCAATGTCTATTTCCATTTGTTTTTTTTAATATTAAAGGTTATATTTGCAACGTTTCATAAACAAATTTTATATAGCAGATTGTAATACGTCTTGCCTGCGACTGGTCGGACGTATTTTTCTTGTATCCTGCATATCTCGATAAAAATGAGTATCTTTGTTTCTCATAAACAATTTTTTAATTCGACTGTGTCCTGGTTTGTTCGTGAGAGCAAACCGGATGCGAAGCTTTATAAATCTGCGCAGGGAGTAAACTTCATACCGCAACATCATACTTCTCTCTAATTCCCTGCAAAAATTCCGTTCTACCGTGAGGTAGGACGGTTTTTTATATGAATGCCCCGTGTACGAAAAAAGCAAGGCATCATCAAATACACCAACATTCTACAATCACTGCCCCCAACCATTTATTTCATCCTTGTTTATATAAACATTAAAAACTATATTTGTACCGTTTTTTGAAAACTTATCTAATTTATAAAGTCCAATTACACCCTGCTTGTGACGAGTAGGGTGTAATATTTAGTAACCAACCATACAAACGTCCGACATTGTACAAATGTACATCAGACGAAATCAAACAAGTTGTTGAATTACAATTTTCCACTGACATCCCGTGACAGCAAAAGTAATTGCTTCCACAACCTTGAAAAAGGACATAAAAAAAGAGCTCGATGACAACATAAGTCGCCACTAAGCTCTTGGTATTTATATACATTTCTACAAGCAAATATAGGAATTTATATTTGAAATCCGATTACTTATTGCATCCTTTTTAAATGGTCATCCAATGTTTTAGGATTGCATTTCAATTTTCTACAAATGGCAGCTTTAGAATATCCGTATTCAAGCATAGTTTTAATCAATCCTTCTTTGCCCGTCAGCTTGTAATGCGAGTTATGCCCACCCTTATGCCGCCCTAATTTCTGTCCTTCGGCAACACGCCTGGCAAGACCTTCTTTGGTCCGTTGCGAAATCAAATCACGCTCAATCTGAGCTGACAGACCAAAAGCGAAGGCAAGTATCTGAGACTGTATATTGTTACCCAACTCATACTTCTCCTTTACAGTCAGAACAGTGATTTTTTTTTGCATGAGAGTGTTTAGAATGCTCATCACTTCCATCAGACGACGCCCAAGACGACTAATTTCAGAGCAAATAAGGGTATCGCCCTTCTTGAGCTTCTTTAGTAAGGTGCCAAGCTTCCGTTCTTTTGCAGACTTGGTACCGGATATGGTTTCCGACACCCATTTGTCTATTTGCAGTTCTCTTATCTTACAAAACCTCCCTATCTCAAATTTCTGATTCTCAACTGTTTGTTTATCTGTACTGACTCTAATATACGCGTAAATCATTTTTCACGCAAAGATATAAAACTCAATTACAAGGTAGAAAATAGCACATCCTTATAAGATGCCTATCCAAAGTTATCGGATTACATTGCAGCCTTCTACAAATGGCAGCTTTGGAATATCCGTATTCAAACATCTTTTTTATTAGCCGTTCCTTTCCAGTCAATTTATAATGGGAATTCTGAACACCTGGTTTTCGCCCAAGCTTCATCCCCATGGCTACCCGCCTGGCAAGTCCGGCTTTGGTTCTCCTTGATATATCTTCTCACTCCCTTTGAGCAAATAAGACCTTTAAAAACGTATCTTGCACAGAATCTGAATCATCTTTAATAAGCTTGTCATCACGGATTTCTACAATATTGGCTTTGGCAATCAGACAATGAGATATGATAGCTATAACCATATACGCACAGCGTCCAAGCCTTGAAAGTTCCGTAACATATATGGTATCGCCTTTGTCTATCGTATTCAGTATCTTGCCTAATTTCCGTACATTGGGATGCCTGGCACCAGACACACTCTCTTCAATCCACTTATCTATAATGAGCCCCTTGTGCTTGCAGTATTCAGTTATCTCGTACCGTTGGTTTTCAACGGTCTGTTTCTCACTGCTCACTCTGATGTAACCGTAATTCATAGGATTCTGTTTTTCTCCTTTAAAAGTAAGAATTTATATGCAATTAATAAAGCATCGAACATAAAGTTTTCATAATCCGGAGGATTCGCCCCTTAAACGTACAAGGTATGGCAGAACAAGATATTAGGGAAGACCAGATGACTGTAGTCAGCAGTGTAGACTATGTAAGAGGAATGAAAGGGAAAGATAGTGTGTTGATTATTCCTTCATCTCTAATGACGCAAAGAGGCATATTACATAAATCACTCTCCCTTTCTCCAGGAGAACAGTATGAATTGCCCTATGGCTCCGGATTGATTATGATACAAAATGCCTCTATATCGTATGGAAAGGCTGTTGCGACTATCTTAGGAGATGGAACTGGGATTGTGATAGCTGAAGCTGGGGGGATTAATTTCTTCTCAGAAGTTGAAGACCGTATCTGCGTATTTAGCAATAAGGCTGGCGCTAAATATGTTATCAAAAACACAAAGAATATCGCTCAAATTGTTGCCTTTACATTTATAGAATAAATCTATTTAGTTTACCAAATAGGAAGAGGTTTTCTTACCTTATATTTTTCCGTCATATCCTTTGCCCATTAAATATGCAATAGTTATGGCAGAACAAGATGTTAAGGAAAATGAGATGACTGTAGCCAATAGCGTAGATTATGTACGAGGATTAAGTGGTAAAACAAGTGTATTAATAGCATTGTCCACATTACTATCGAAGACTATAAAAAGTGTAGGTAGTGTAGGCGATAATGATTTGAAAAACGTTGGAATATGTTTCGGGTATTCCTTCGGAACAAGTGACGGCTCAGGCATTAATGGCATGTTCTTATCAATAGAAGTAGTGGGATATTATTTTCAACTCAAAGTATCATATACTGGAGATTCTATAAAATTTAGAGTATATAATTATAGAGACAGTCTTTGGACATCTTGGAAATCTATATCTTTTACTGAATAAAGCTTTGGAAATTGCATAACCTTTATGTTGCCGTGTTCTTTGCCCCTTAAATGTGTGAATATTATGGCAGATGATATTAGAGAGAATGCGATGGCTGGTGGAACGCCAGCACGGCTGCGTGGGCTGGATGCAAATGGTAATAGCATATCACCGACATTGGAAGAGGTAATGAATGCGATGGGAATATATACCTATAGCTTTACATTGGCGGCAAAAGAGGAAAAAGACCTTGGCGACTTGGGGTACGGTATGTATTTGCTTGCATCCCCCAACAATGCAGCAACTGCTATATTTGCTTTTGGTTCCTATTCAAAAGGTTTTGTGTCAGATGCAGGTTCAAATTTTTACTGTGATTATACAGATGGGACTAAAGGTGTTGCTTTCGGTCGAAAAACGACAAATGGTAGCTTTTTTATCAAAAACAACAGAAGCACTGAAACATACATAGTTTTAAAAAGGATTGGTACCTTATGATAGTGGTTCTGCAAGCCATGTGGATTTTCATTCTGGTTATGCCCGTTCCGGCCATCTCGGTCAGAACGGGCAGAATACTTCTTGTCAATGCAGTCCATTCATGGGGTAGACTGCATAAAACCTAAACACTTAACTGGAATAATTGGCGGCATTACCCACCAAAAGCATCCGATCTTCACAGACCGAGAATACTTTCATTATTCCAAAGAATAAAATAGTATTAGTTAAGTAGTATATCGGCTAACTATACAAAGTTACAGTATTTAGTCGGAAACAGCAACCATCTAAGTAAAAACATCCCGATACTTCACAGACCGGGATGCAATGCCAAACAAAGAGAGTTTCCGAATGAAAATCAATATGAACAAAATGTCTTTAAACCTTAATGCAACTAATACCTATTGTCTAACCATAACAACTACAAGTTACTGATAACTTTTAAGACATAAACCATAGTACAAAATTGATACCAGAATGATTGCGCAACAATATTGCATTCATTTTCATTAATATAAGGCAAAATCCTCTTTTAACAATACTGTGGAATATTGTGGAGTGCTCCACGGTATTGTGGAATAATTCCACAGTTTTAAGTAAGAGTTACTGACTTCCATTCGCTCCAATTCCCATTCCAGCATCGTCTTACATACATTCCTATCATATTTTCTGGGACAGCTATTTGATACAAAAACACTCCTTCTGTTATATATTTTGCTCTATGATTTGAGTATATGCCAAAAATAGTATCTGATGAAATGGGTGGATGATTAATAGTATCAGCGTTAAACATGCCAGAAATTCCATAATCTGTTTCGTTATTCAAATCTGCAGCATATCCTTTACCGAAAGTTTCTGCCACCTCTTGAATTGTCGGTGATATGCTATTACCATTTGCATCCAGCCCACGCAGCCGTGCTGGCGTTCCACCAGCCATCGCATTCTCTCTAATATCATCTGCCATAATATTCACACATTTAAGGGGCAAAGGATTCGGCAAGAAATAGAAGGGTACAATGAATCCTCCAGATTAAGTAAGAGTTACTGACTTCCAATCGCTCCAGGTAGAACCATTATTCGATGAATATCGAAAGAAAAACTTATTGTCAAAATTAAAATCAAGTTGAACAATATAAGTATTGGATTTCAAGACCAATAATATACCGTGCTTGCCACTTGTTCCAATAATAGGGCCTCCGTGGGAATATGAACCGGGAATTATGGCGCTATTTACTGCGTCTTCAGAATTATAAGTTAAATAACCACGTTCTTTCATTACATCTAAAAATAACGTACTTATAGCCATAAGCACGCTGTCCTTACCTTTCAATCCCCTTACATAATCCACTGTATTAGTTATAGTCATCTGGTCTTCTCTAATATCTTGCTCTGCCATACTTCTGTACATTTAAGGGGCATAATTTCCGGACGGAAATCATTAGTGTCCACTAAAAAATCATAGTCGTTCTTTGAAATTGTTGAAATTCAGTTTGTTGTAATGGTATTTGGTGCGCAACGATTTGAAATTACTTTTGCAGTCTGAATCAGACTGTTATGAATAAAGACAAATATGTTTTTTCTCAATTAGTCACATTTCTTGATGAGTTCAAGTTCTTGCGTATCGTCAAGAAGTATGAAGGCAACAAATACATTAAAAGCTATACCTGTTGGAATCAGTTGCTTACGATGATGTTCGGTCAACTTTCCAACCGTGAGAGTTTAAGAGACCTCATCGTGTCACTGGAGGCTCACACCGGAAAACTCTATCATCTGGGAATCGGCAAGTCCGTAACACGAAGCAATCTTAGCAAGGCTAACGAGCAACGTGACTATCGCATCTTCCAGGAATATGCAACCTTCATGATAGCCGAAGCGCGCAAGCGTAGAATCGAAAGAATCTTTGAGCTTGACGGTCATGTCTATGCTTTTGATTCCACCACGATTGACCTTTGTCTGTCAGTGTTCGAGTGGGCTAAATTCCGCAAGCATAAAGGCGGAATCAAGATGCATACGCTCTACGATGTGGAAGCGGAAGTTCCTGCATTTGTGCATATTACTCCTGCTAATATTCACGATACAAAAGCGATGTCTGTGATTCCTTATGAACGTGGTGCGCATTATATATTTGACCGTGGTTACAACGATTTTGGCAACTTGTATACGATAGACCGCATAGGTGCTTTCTTCGTTGTACGAGCCAAAACCAATGTACGCATCAAGCCCAAAACGTGGAAGCGAAGATTGCCTGAAGGTGTCATTTCTGATGTCATCGGATGTTTTACGGTTTATAAAAGTTCCAAGGATTACCCCGATGAACTTAGAAAGCTCATTGTTGAAGACCCCGAAAGTGGCACACGATACATTTTCCTGACGAACAATCTTGACGCTTCGGCTGAGCTGATTTCTCGGTTATACCGAAATAGATGGAGTGTGGAGCTGTTTTTCAAATGGATTAAACAACACCTTAAGATAAAGAGGTTTTGGGGAACTTCGGAGAATGCTGTACGCATACAAATATATTGTGCCATAATTACTTACTGCCTTGTGGCGATAGTACAACACGATATGAAGTTAGAGCGAAGCATCTACGAAACCTTGCAAATACTCGGCATCTCGCTAACCGATAAAACTCATCTTAGAGATTTGTTCGACAAATCGAATTTCAAAAATATCAAAGAGCTAAATGATTCAAGTGAATCGAATTTATTTAATTTTTAA